AAGGAACATTATATTGAAGTACCTGAAGGTAAAGCTGACTTAATCGACGATCTCGCCGACCAAGTTACTGAGCTTGAAGAAGCACTCAATAAATCCACAGAAGAAAATATTCAATTACATGCTTCAACTCAATCTTTCGAGAGAGCTGAAATAGTAAGAGAACAATCTTTAGGACTTGCTGACACAGAAGCAGAAAAATTAGCATCATTAGTAGAAGCTATTGATTTTGAAGACAAAGAAACTTTCGAAATGAAAGTGCAAACTGTTAAAGAATCATACTTTTCAAGTGAAGTTAGTGAAACTGAATCTGAAGTAGATGCAGCTATAGGAAACGACGCAACTTCGGTTGAATTGTCTGATGCTATGAGCAGATACACACAAGCAATAACTAAATCCAATAACTAATTATCTTAATATAGGGGAACAAAAAATGTTTAACGCAGATAATAAATTAGTTGAGAAGTGGCAGCCAGTACTTGAGCACGGAGATGCTCCAGCTATAGATAGCAAGTACAAGCAAGCTGTTACAGCTCGACTCTTGGAAAACCAAGAAATCGCCCTACAAGAAGAAAGAAATCATTCAAACTTTCAATTAGACGAAGCACACGCTAACGCTACTGGTTCTAATATTGCAAACTTTGATCCGGTTTTGATCTCTCTAGTAAGACGTGCAATGCCTAACCTTATCGCATATGATATCGCAGGCGTTCAACCAATGACTGGTCCAACTGGTCTAATCTTCGCAATGAAGTCTAAGTACAGCACTCAAGGTGGTACTGAAGCATTATTCGACGAAGCAGATACTGATTTCTCAGGAACAGGAACTCATCAACCAGAACCTACAGGTTTAGGTGGAGCAACTGATGCTGATACTGATGGATCTATTGCTGATACAGCAGCCGCTGATATCACAAACACATTCGGTACAGGTTTACCGACAGCCACTGCTGAACAACGTGGTATGTCTGGTGGAGCTGGTGCTGCTTTCGGTGAAATGGCTTTCTCAATCGAGAAATCTACTGTAACTGCTAAGTCAAGAGCACTTAAAGCTGAATACACAATGGAATTAGCGCAAGATCTTAAAGCTGTTCACGGCCTAGACGCTGAAGCTGAGCTTGCAAACATTCTATCTGCTGAGATCCTAGCGGAAATCAACAGGGAAATGGTAAGAACTATTCTTACTAAAGCAAAAATTGGTGCACTCCAATCTTCAACAGCTGTATCTGGTATCTTTGATGTCGGAACTGACAGTGATGGTAGATGGATGGCTGAGAAATTCAAAGGTCTAGTTATGCAACTCGAAAGAGAAGCTAATGTGATCTCTAAAGAAACACGTAGAGGAAAAGGCAACTTTGTTCTTTGTTCTTCTGATGTAGCTTCTGCTTTAGCAGCAGCTGGTGTTCTTGATTACTCACCTGCACTTGCAACTAACTTAAACGTTGATGATACTGGTAATACTTTTGCTGGTGTTCTTAACGGTCGTATGAAAGTTTATATCGATCCATATGCAACTATTGACTTTGCATGTGTTGGTTATAGGGGTTCTAATCCTTATGACGCTGGTATGTTCTACTGCCCTTACGTTCCTTTGACTATGGTCAAAGCCGTAGGTGAAGAAGACTTCCAACCAAGAATCGGTTTCAAAACTAGATACGGTATGGTTGCTAACCCATTTGTTGCCGCTGACGGAACAGGTACTGATAGAGCTAACCCTTATTTCAGAATCTTCCGTGTTGACGACATTATGGTGTAAACCTAAAAGTCTTAACACTTTTAAAGCAGGATCTTCGGATCCTGCTTTTTTTTGAGTATAAATAGATATATGGAAAAAGAAAAGATACCTGACGGCCGCTGGAATTGGTGGGGGTTAGCAGAAGAAGAGGAAGAAAATGGCGACATTGACAACGAATAAGAATTTTTTAAGTCCAGTAGGATTTAGATTTAAATTGGATTCTACTACATATCCAAACTTAGAATATTTTTGTACTCAAGTTACATTACCTGGATTAACATTAGGTTCAGTAGATGTACCATATAGAGGTACAAATTTGTCTATGACTGGTGATCGTATGACATTCGAAGATTTAAGTATAACATTTAATATTACTGAGAATATGGAAAATTATATAGAAACGTTCGATTGGATGCATGATATAATAAACACTGGAGAAACTTTTAAAGCTGACGCTACTTTATTGATATTATCATCTCACAATAACGTTACACAACAAATCAAATTCAATGATTGTTTTCCTACTGCATTAACAGGAGCAGAATTCAACACTCAAGCATCAGACATTGAATATTTACAAGGAACAGTGACCTTTAACTATACTACTTTTGAATTCGTATAAATATTAGCATGTACATTTATGCCATTTTATGGTATAATAATAGGTTGACAAAAATTTAATTATGGAGAAATTATGAACCTAGAAACTATTCTAGAAATGTGGAAGAAAGATTCTCAAATCGATGAGATGGCTTTAGATGAAGCTTCTCGACAATCCGCAAAACTACACTCAAAATACTTAGAGTTATTAAGCTCTAATCGTATGCGTTTAAAAAAAGCAGAACTCGAATATAAAGTTATTTTAAAAGATAAGTTTAATCACTATGGTGGTAAATTATCACAAGAAGAACTAGATGAGAAAGGATGGGAATATGATCCTTTACATGGTCACACAGTATTGAAAGGTGACCTAGATAAATATTATGATGCTGATCCAGTAATTCAAGAACATCAAGCTAAAATAGCTTATTTAGAAGAATTAAGTAGCGTATTGAAAGAGATCTTAGAAAATGTTAAATGGAGACATCAAAACATTAAGAATATGATTGAGTGGCGTAAATTTACTAGTGGAATATAAAATACATCAATATCGGTTTGATAACTTTACTAAATTTGAGGATATAATAAGACAATCCTTAAATGAACTTGGTCATGTAGAATCAGATAATCCGAATTTAAATATATACAATCATTGTCATAAATCAGAAATCAGTACTGATAATAATATAATATTTAAACCTACCGCACCAACTTCAAGACATTTTGCATTAGACACCTTAGGATATGCTAACTCGTCTACATTAGCATATGAAAAGCCAAATATAAATCCTGATATAGAACAAATGGATTGGGCAAGTATAATAGAATTAAGAAATACTAAACCAAACAAATGGGATGATTCGATATTACTTAAATGGAGAATTGCAAAAGATGTTAAAGATGATCATATATTAGTTATAGGTCAAATGCCAGATGATGAGACAGTAAATGGATTTGGATTTGGAGATCATATAAAGAAACTAGAAATGATTGTAAATATATTATCTGATGAAAATCTAATTATAAAATTACATCCAAGATATAAAAACAAACCTCTTATAAAAAAATGGAAAGATGCTGGTCATAGAGTTATAACTGCATTTGATTCTATTCATAGCGTATTACCTAAAACAAAAGTGGCAATTATAGATAACTCGACAGCAGGAATAGAATGTCTTATGTATGAAGTTCCAATTATATCATATGGCTGGCCAGAATATCATTGGGCTACTAAAAAATTACAAACATTACCACAATTAAAAGATTTAGTAAATGATCTATCGTGGTACCAACCAGTTTATGCGAAACAGTTTATTGAATGGTATATACATCATTATTTGTGTACCGATATAAATAGTACTATTAAAAGATTAGAAGATATTATATAATGGAACAAATTGTTGTAGCAAAATTGAACGAAAGCTTTTTACAAATAAGTTGTGAATCTAGTACTGAAAGAGAATTATCAGAACATTTTTGTTTTTATGTTCCAGGTTATAAATTTATGCCTGCATATAAAAATAGAGTATGGGACGGAAAGATTCGCCTATTTGATTATAGAAAGAAACAATTATATTGTGGATTGTTTAAATATTTAGAAGAGTTTGCAGCAGAACGTGGTTATCAAATTATTACTGAATCTAATAGTGGTTGGCCATGGAATAATGGATCTTACGAAAATTTAGAAAAGCTTTTAAAGGAAATACCTCTCACCGCAGGTGGAAATGATATTCAGCCAAGAGATTACCAAATTAATGCTGTAAAGCACGCATTGGCCAATAAGAAAAGCGTACTATTATCACCTACTGCTTCAGGTAAATCTCTTATGATTTATTTAGCTATTCGTGAACATCTTAAAAATTACGATAGTAATGTATTAGTAGTTGTACCAACGACATCTCTTGTCGAACAAATGTATTCTGATTTTGGCGATTATAGTAGTAAAGACACTTGGAATGTAGATGAATATTGCCATAAAATATATTCGGGTAAAGAAAAATACGATTTAGATAAGAGAGTTATTATTACTACATGGCAATCGATATACAAAGAAAGAGCAGATTGGTTTAAAGAATATGGTATGGTTGTAGGAGATGAAGCTCATAATTTTAAAGCTAAATCATTAACTGCGATTATGGAAAAATGTATTAACGCTAAATTTAGGATAGGAACTACTGGAACATTAGATGGAACTCAAACACATCAATTAGTATTAGAAGGTTTATTTGGTCCTGTTCATCGAGTCACTACTACAAAAGCATTAATGGATGCAGACGATTTAGCTAAACTTGAAATAGAAATATTATTGCTTAAGTATAAAGATGAGTATTGTCAGACTGTATCGAAAATGAAATATGCAGATGAATTGGATTTTATTGTAAGATATGAACCACGTAATAAATTCATTTCTAATCTTGCTGTAGATCTGAAAGGAAATACTTTAGTATTATTTCAATTCGTAGAAAAACATGGTAAACCATTGCACGATATACTAACGAAAAAGATCCAAGGGGATAGGAAGTTATTTTACGTAAGTGGTGAAACAGACGTCGACACGCGCGAGAATATTAGAGCTATCACTGAAAAAGAAGAAAATGCTATTATTGTAGCTTCTATTGGTGTATTCTCTACTGGAATTAATATTAAAAAGTTACATAATATCATATTTGCATCTCCATCTAAATCACAAATAAGAGTACTACAAAGTATAGGTAGAGGTCTACGTAAGAGTGGGGATGATATAAATACTACTGTATACGATATTGCAGATGATTTGCATTGGAAGACGAATAAGAACTATACGTTGAATCATGCAGGAGAAAGAATATCGATATATAGTAAAGAGAAGTTTACATACACAATACACGAGATAAAAATATGAATTCAGAAGAATTAAATATTAGACATTTTAAATTGATAAATGGTGAAGAGATCGTAGCATTGGTACATAATAAAGATGATAAATTTGTTGCTATTGAAAGACCTATGAAAATATTGCAAAATATGTTTGGTGGATATCAATTAGCTCCTTGGTTTGTATTTTCGAATCAAAAAATGTTTGCGTTACATCAAAATCAAGTATTACATTCATGTGTTGTAGATGATAACTTTAAAGATACTTACATTAAAGTATCGACAGATGTTCAAGTTCCGACTCTTAGGGCCGATCCA